CGAGGTTATAGGGAAACAACTAATAGGTCAGATGGTGTCAAAAGTATCAGAAGGTCTTTCTCTTAGATCTAGAGAGCAATCTATAGGTCAAGTTATAAATCCACGATTAGGATTAACATTTAAAAGAACAAATCTAAGACAATTTGAAATGTCATTTAGATTTCAACCAACTTCAAAATTAGAAGTTGAAGAGGTGATTAGAATTATTTTTCTATTTAGATATCATTCATCCTCACAAATAATAAAAGATACGGCTGGATTCCTGTTACAATATCCTGAATTATGGAAAATTCATTTTGGTAATACTAAGAGTGGAGATAGTTCAGGTGAAGTTAATTCATTATTATTTAAGACTACTTGGAGCGCATTAACTAATGTGAGTGTAAACTATACACCACAAGCACTTTGGGCAACATTTGAAAATGGTTTTCCAGTAGATGTTCAGATGGATTTGAGATTCCAAGAAGTTGATATGATAACTAAAGATGATTTAATGGAAGGTTACTAATGAGTAAAAATTATTTCAAAAATTTCACAATAAATGGATATGATGGTAAATATGCGACAAATATCATTAGTAGATCTATTGTTTTACAAGATATAATAAACAATACATCATACTTTTATGAGTTCATATTAAAAGAATTTATGACACCTGAACAATTGTCGAACAATATATATGGTGATCCACAATACTATTGGGTTATACTATTAATGAATAATGTTATTGACCCATATTATGATTGGGTATTACAAGAAGATGAAGTTTTTAAGTATGTCACTGAAATTTATGGTAAGGGTAAACATAATGAACTTCATCATTATGAAGATCCTAATAATGAAAGAATGGTAGATGCTGATTATCCAAACGCAATACCAATAACAAATTTAGAGAATGCAATGTTTATAAATGATGCAAAACGCAACTTAAAAATATTGAATAAGAAATATCTATCAACATTTGTTTCTCAATTTAATGAATTAATGAGTAAATAATAATGGCATTAATTGAGCAATATGGAAATCTAACAGCATTAAGTCTTGTGCGATTTAATGGAGAGCATATTGACGTTTCAAATATATTGAATAGCATTTCGATAATAGAAACTATTGATGGTCCAACATATGGTGAATTAATATTACGAGATGAACAACAAAATTTAAGGGCTGAACTACCCATAATCGGAGATGAATATCTATACATAGCATTTCGATCAGATGAAAACGCACCAGAGATACAAAAAACATTCAAAATAAATAGTGCATCAGAAACTGAGATCAATCGTGGAAAATTTTTAAGATTAGATTTAATATCACCTATACAATATATTAATTCTAATATACGTATTAGTAAATCATATGTAGAAACTGAATCTGAAATTGTTAAACAAATTTGTTATGAAGCACTTGGAGATACAGATGGGATGGTTGGAGCTGAGTTATCCAAATACTCAAAGACAATTATTATACCAAATTTATCTCCGCTGGCAGCAATCAAATTTCTTTTAAGAACTGCAATATCTACTAACGGATATACAGATTATGTATTTTTTGAAAATAGATTTGGATATATGTTTGTCACATTATCTTCACTAATTTCAGAAGATCCAATTGCTGCAATAAATTTTAACACAGCTGATAGTAATAAAATGCTAGGTAATAGATGGAGAGCATTAGGATATTCTATTGTAAAATGTGGTGATGCATTACAAGCGCAAAGAAAGGGAGCATTGAAAAATAATCTATGTACATATAATCCAATTAAGAAAAAGATAGAACATCATACATTAGATTATCATTCTGAATGGAATAATTATAATAATTCAGGGGCAGTCTCTGGTAAAAATCCAATTCATTCTAGTGATAATGTAAGTATTAGTAATGGAGCATTCAATATGTTTCCGAAAATACCAGAAAGTCCATATAATAAAGTTGATGAGTATATGATGCAGAGAGAACAAAAAATGTACAACTGGAATCAACATATATTAAATGTTACATTAGGTAGTAATACGTTCATTGTACTTGGAGCTCCAATATCATTAAATCTAAAATCAACATCTAATACAACACCATCAGGAGATGCTAAAGAAGTTTTATATGATAGACAATATGCAGGAAAGTGGTTGATATGGTCAGTTACACATACTATAACTCCATCAGATAAACCAGGAAAGATTGCCCATACGACAAATCTAGAACTTAGAAAAGAGTCGTTTTATGATATGAGTAAAGGATAATATTATGTCAGATAGTTTTTTATCATCACAATTTAAAGATATACAAAATTTCTCAATGTTTCATGGTGTTGTTGAAAGTAGAAATGATCCTGCACGATTAGGAAGAGTTAAAGTACGAGTTATTGGATTACACTCTTCTAGAAGAAATTCAACAACTGAAACAGAAGGTATACCAACTGATCATCTTCCTTGGGCTCAAGTTATGATGCCCGTTACATCAGCATCAATTAGTGGAGTTGGTGAAGCGCCTGTTGGAATAGTTGAGGGATCACACGTTATTGGATATTTTCTTGATGGTGATATGGCTCAATCACCCATCATTATTGGAACATTACCTGGAATTCCAACAGAGCCAGCAAGAGATGATGGGTTTAATGATCCAAATAAAATATATCCTAGAAAAGATCATCTCAACGAACCAGATACAAATAGATTAGCTAGAGGAATTAATCCAGAGAGTGGAAATGAATCAATTGATGAATGGGTAGATCCAGAAACTCATAAAAAATATAAGACAAAATTAGGTGAACATAAAACACTAGCAAGAAGAAAGAAAGATAGTTGGGATACTAAAGGACGATTTGCGCTTTCTGAAAATCAAATGCTCTTTGGTAGTGATCAATTATGGAATGAACCACATTCACCCTATAATGCTAGATATCCTTTCAATCATGTTACTGAAACTGAAAGTGGTCACGTAATGGAGTTTGATGATACTAGAGAACACGAAAGAATTCATTTATGTCATAGATCAGGAACATTCTTTGAAATGTATCCTGATGGTAAAATGGTACGTAAAGTATATAACAATAATTATGAGATCATATGTGGTGATACTTTTATTCTAATTAAAGATACAGTTGAAGGTTCTGCAAAAGAACCTAGTGGTGATCGTGGAAACTTAACGATTAATGTTGAAGGTAATGCTAACATCAAAGTTGATAAACAATGCTTTTTAGAAATTGGTGGTACACTACAACAACATATTCACGGTGATTGGAACGTTCAAGTAGATGGTAATATGAATTGGAGTATTGGGTCAAGTCGATCAAATGATAAATCAAATGGGAAGGGTGCTTGGTTCATTGATACTACATCAGATTATCAAATACACAATTATGGACAATATACACACGATGTAAACGAAAGAATAGAAATAGATTCTGTTCTTAATACTGAAATTACAGCTAGACATATTCACTTAAATAAGGACAGGTAAATGAGTTTTTTTGATAATATAATTAAAAATTCTGCTTCTATTAAAGATAAAATTACAAGTTCATCTTTAAGTGAACATATATCGTCTAATAAATCTTGGGGCGGAGCATTAAGTGAGGGCAGTTCACTTGATATCGAAGGGATTGGTAAGTCATTTGGATTTTCAAAAGAATCATTACCCTCATTTAGTGATAGTTCATCTTTTCAGTCATCTATCACGAATTCATTAGGTGGTAATATAAAAACTAATCCTGGAATATCGTCTGGATTAGAAAATATATTCTCTCAAAAAGATATCATTTCTGATAATTTGAAATTATCAGAGGGAGAACAATTATCATCATTTATTCCAGAAGATCAGAAAGGATCGTTTATTGATATATTCGATAAGTTTGATAGTGATATATCAGAATCAGTATTATCATCTAAGGTATCATCAGAGTCATTCAAAAAAAATATTGTAGTATCAGAACCTCAAAAAGAAAATACTTCTTGTGTATGTCAAGGTGGTGATCCATTCGCATCAGGAGAGAATGAATGTTTATCTAGTGGTGGTTCTTGGGTATGTAGAGAAGTATCTGCAGCTGAAGTAGAAAGTATGCAAAAATTTACAACTTCTATTCTTGGTGGACCATTCGCAAATATGAATGAAATTCCTGAATCATCATCTTCAACAAATGAAATGCAAGAAACTATTAGTTCATTTCTTGATAAATCTTCAGGAAATTTATTCAAAGATGGTATTAAAATACCGACAATCAATACAATTGCTGGTAATAAATCTTCAACACCAATTGGATCTGTACCAAAATCAATTGATAATTTACGACCATTAGATTCACAAGAAATTCTTTTGTCATTACCTAAAGTGCATCAAGAATCTATTAAATCTTGGGATGTTGAATTTTCAGAACAAAGTGTTAATCATTCTATTAGTGAATTGGATGATATTGTTAATGTTGATCAATGGACAAATCCTGCTGACTGTCGTAAATATAAGAAACAAGAAGCATTAGTATCAACAAATCAATCTTGTGTATGTCAAGGTGGTGATCCATTCGCATCAGGAAAAGATGAATGCTTAAATTCAAATGGTAAATGGGTATGTAGAGAAATTTCAGATGCAGAGGTAGCACAATGGAAAAGTTGGGCTCCAGATGTTAGTAAATTTGAGGGTGCAGCAAAATCATCATTAGTGGAAGCTGAAGAACAAGTTCATACTCTATTTGGTAAAATCGTTAAAGATAATGATTCAAGTTCTAGTATTAATATCAAAAATGCAGATGCAGATGAAGCGTATCAGACACAATGGATTCAAGAAGGATTTGATAATACTTGTTTAAGAACTCCAACTCAAGTAACAGATATTAAACCTAAGAAAGAAGAGAAACCAGTACCATTAAATACATCAGAAAAAACGTTTTGTGATTTCACTAGAGCAAGTGAAAAAGTTAAAAATGTTATACTTGAGAAATATGGTAAATTAATTATTGGAGAATATCCAAAAGGAAAAGCAACTTGTGAAAAGTATGCTGGAAAGTGGTCTTCCTGGACAGTGAAAGTGTATGAAGATGATGCTATATTACCAAAAGGTGATTGCTTTGTAAATAAAGATGGAGTGATTCGTACATATTTAGATATTGAACAAGCTGAATGTTATAATATGAATGGATTTGACTGGGTTAAAAAATCTGATGTGGTAATATAAAAAAATGCCTATTAATATTGATATTAATTTTATTAAAGGGAATGAAGGCCCTGGATTAAATCCTTATTTTGATGAGGGTAAAGTTAGTATAGGCCCTGGTGTAAATACTAATGCTAGATCTACATCTGAGTTTGATCTTTTAGAACAACAAACCAATAAAACATTACGTGATAAAGTAGAAATATTTCAACATATCACTGGATCATCTTCACACGTAAATTCTAAAATAAATCAAATAGTGGCTGCCAACCCAACTTGGTATCCATTGACTATTACAGAATCCGATCTATTATGGGATTGGATTTATACAATATTCTTGAATAAATCAACAATTTATTGGAATGATGCTAATCCAACAAACAATTGTACATTCGAGAATATGCAAGAAGAAGTGCAAACAGTCTGGTATGATATGATATATCAGTTTGGTAGTAATAACTCCTTTCCAAATTTTACTAATCAAATGACAACTGGTGATTGGCCAGCAGCAATCAATAATCTAAGAACTTGGACTGTAAACCAACAGACTCCATCCTGGCAAAATAGAAATAATGCTAGAGCAGATAGACTAGAAGAAATTATAACTAATGGAACAGATGCTTGGCCGTGCCCATTAATAGATATGAGCTGTGGTGGAGCTCCATCACAAGATCAAGAAGAACAATTACGTGAATATATAAAAAATCTCAATTGGAAAAATATTAGAGATATTGGCGAAAATGATGGAATAGAATCCGAAGTTAGATCCTATCCAGATGGTGATTATCCAGATTCATTTTTTTCATTTTATTCTGGAGATTTAGTTTGGTATAGAAGAGATGATATATATGGTGGATTAGGTACACCACTGGCCCCTACAATAGCAATGGCTGAATTGGGTAGCGGAAATAATTATCCTTATTCAGATCATCTACAAAGTCTTGATGCAGCAAAAGAGCATATAGCTAATTATATTATTGAAGCATTAAAAAGTCTTAAATACAACTTTTTTGATATTTGGAATAATAGAGATTTAGTATTTCCTGCACCTGCTGTACCAATATATGTTGGTGTAAAGGGAATTAAAACAAATTGGTATTGGGGAACATCACTATCTATAGGTGATAATATTGCTGCAGTCAATGGAATGTATATGGGAAATATAGATGCATTTCTAGTTACTATGCCAATAGGTGATAATATTGATGCCGGAACAGAAATATTACAACTACTTTTTCACGAAAATGGTCATAGATTAGGCACAACATATCCACTTGAAAGAAATGATGTACCAGAAATAAATGGATCTGATATTATAGATATTCAAAAATATGCTCTTGATACAAATAACGATGTATATATTCCATCTTGGATGAGAGATCTTAAATATTACTCATTATCTGGCGGTGGGGTAATGTCATTTTTAGAATTGTTCAAACCATTTTATAATCCTCTAGATGGTTCTTATCTTCCAATATGGGAAATATTTAATGATAATAGTTTTTTTGAAGATGAATGGTTGATGAGATTAATTGGAGAAATTATCGTTCGAGGGCCTGGGGCGACAGTGCTAGATGTATTGAAAGAACTTCCAAACTTTGTTCCAGAGGTGTTATCATATGAAAAAGTTGAATTCATTCAATCTTGGTATGATTCTATATATGGTAGTATTCATTCAGCTTGTAGTAGTAATAGAGATGCACTTCTACCAGATGATCCTGGAGATATATGGGCTCATGGATATCAAGCGTCTGTTGCAAGAAAAGGATATGATAGAGTGAGTGAACATCATTGTGGTGTTATTCCGAGAACTGCAACAGGTAGTGATAATGTATTCGTTAATAATATTTCAGTCCATAGAGAAAGTGATACGAATACATCTCATCCATATGAACCAACCCCTGCAGGCTGTCCAGAACATATAACAAAATTGATTAATGGCTCTCCGACTGTATTCGTTAATAATAAACCAATAGCTAGAATTGGTGATTCATATGAATGTGGTATCACGATAACAACTGGTAGTAATAATGTGTTTGCTCATAACGATAGGAGAGCATATACATTTCCAGAAAAGATGTAGATCAAGTATAAATAATTGATAAAGGAATAGGAATTAATACAATGGCCATTAAAAGATCAGTACGATTATTTTCAGATATAGATATGATGTTTAAGCCGCATCCGAATACTAAAGATATTGTAAGAAAATATAATGAAAATGCGATTAAAACATCTGTAAGAAATCTTATAATGACAAATTTCGGTGAAAGACTCTTTCATCCAGAGATCGGATCTGGTGTGAAAGAATTGTTATTTGAATTAGATACGATCAATACTAGAATATTATTGAAAAATCATATTACAGCCTGTATAACGAATTTCGAACCGAGAGTTACATTACATAATGTTGAAATTATTTCATCAAATGATGGGCACGGTTACAATATAACTATTGAATTCACTATAAGAAACACTATTGAACCAATGATTATGACACTATTTTTACATAGGATAAGATAAAATGAAGTTAGAATTAGCAGATCTTGATTTTGATTCAATCAAAAGCAATCTTAAAAATTTTCTTAAAACGCAAAACGAGTTTCAAGATTATAATTTTGAAGGAAGCGCATTAAGTGTTTTATTAGATGTTTTATCATATAATACACACTATATGGGTTTCTATGGAAATATGATCGCTAATGAAATGTTTCTAGATAGTTCAACACAGAGAAATTCAGTAATATCAAAAGCAAAAGAACTCAATTATCTTCCTAATCAAAGTGAAGGCTCTATTGCAACAATCAATGTAACAATTAATGTTACAACTGAAGAGACTACATCAATCAATTTTCCAAAAGGAACTAGATTCACTGGTAAGAAGAAAGGTGATCAGGGAGAGTCATTCAACTTTGTATTAATGGATTCATTAATCATCAAAAAGGATGAGAATGGACTATTCACATCTGATATCAATGTATATCAAGGTGAACAAAAGAGTATTGGTTGGACTTATGATCAATCGAATAAACAACAAAAATTCATTATTAGTGATCCAACAATTGATATTAGTAATATGACACTAACTGTTGGTTCTAGTGAGCCGTGGGATCGTTTTGATAATATTGTGGAATTAACTAGTTTATCAGAGGTATATTTCCTTCAAGAGATCGAAAATTATCAAATGGAAGTCTACTTTGGAAAGGGAATTGTCGGTAAAGATCCGATCAATGAAGATAGTATTGTTGTTGAATATTTATCGACTACTGGTGAAACTGGAAATGAGTGTTATTATTTCGAGATTGTAGATGATGTGTATGATAATAATGGATATAAATTCTCTTCTAGTGATATGGTTGTTATGACATTAACACCATCATATGATGGTAAGAATAGAGAATCAATCGATTCTGTTAAATTAGTTGCTCCTAAGAATTATGAGATGCAAAGTAGAGCTGTTACTAAACAAGACTATTTCTCAGTACTGATGAATAAGTTCAATAATATTGAATCTATTAATGTTTGGGGTGGAGAAGATAATGATCCACCTGAATATGGTAAAGTATTCATCTCAATCAAGCCAAAGAATAAACTAAGTTTATCCCCCAAGCAAGAAGAATACATTAAAGAAGATATACTAAATAAGTATAATATGATTGCAGTAGTACCAGAGATTTTATCTCCATCATACACATTCGTTATTATTGACACAACAGTAAATTATAATCCAAATAAATCAAAGTTTGGTGCTAATCAGATTATGAGTCTGATTGAAGATAATGTTAGAGATTATTTTATATCTGAATTGAATCGATTCGATAGCTTTTTAAAATACTCAAAAATATTATCTATTATTGATAGTGCAGATTCATCAATTTCAAATAACTTGACAGAACTGGTTATATATAAAGAATTGATTATAGATTCTGGTCAACAAGGAATTTATACAATGGATTTTGATAATGCTATTACTAAAACTAATTTCTCATCAGAAATTTACACTGATATTGACGGTAATAAATTTAGAATTACTGACGATGGTGCGGGAAATTTAGTTATTAGAGATGAGTTGGATAATATAGTTGAAGAGAAAAAGGGATCTATAGATTATGAAAATGGTGTGATATCTATTCAAAGATTTACTCCTAAGATAAGTGATGGTTCTACATTAAGATTGTATGCTGATACTGCTATAGATGATGTATATACAAAGAAGAATAATCTAATTATTCTTGATGATTTAAATATTACACTTAATCAAATGCAATAATGGAAATAAAAAATGACAATTTCTTTACAGTCTAGCTCAAAAAAACTATCAATACTTGCTGAGAGATTTGTTCCTGATTTTGTAAAAGAAGAACATCCACTATTTGTAGATTTTATAGGTGGATATTTTAAGTTTATTGAAAAGGAATACATTTCTCAAGACACAATCAAAATCGTTAATACGACAGAAATTAGTGATGATAGTATTGCTATTGCATTTGCATGTAAACAAACACATATATCTGACGATTACAATCATCCAACAGGATTGAATGGTAGTGAATATTGGGAATTTAAAGATTATATAACAGCTTGGGATGATAATATTCCAGACTGGGATGCTGGTGTAACATATCATCCAACATCATACGGAATTTATCGTATGATAACTAATATGCTTGAAGAAACTGATATCGATAAGAATATGATCGATGATTATCTTGCCGAGTATAAGAAGCAATATATTCCAAACATTCCTTTAAGAGAAGATCTTACTAAAGAAGATGTCAAACTCATCTTAAAGAATATTCGTGAATTTTACAAAGCAAAGGGTACAGAAGCATCATATAAATTTCTATTTAATGTTGTATTTGAAGATGATATTGATTTTTATTATCCTAAAGTAGATATTTTAAGAGCATCAGATGGTCGATGGAATGATACATCATATATTGTTGTTGATAAGAAAGGTCAAGAATTAGAGAAATTCTATGATCAAGAAATTGTTGGTGTTATCTCTGGAGCAAGAGCATTTGTATCCAATGATAAGACACGACTAATTGAGGAAGATAATAATATTCTTTATCTAAAATCTATTAGTGGTGATTTTGAATTTGGTGAAGGTATTGTCATTAGAAATCTTGAGATTGATGATATTGATCCAGATGAAATGAAAGAGACTGAAGTTGATAATGCGACAATCATCTCTAAGAAAAATAAATGGGGTGTTCGTCAAAATAATCTAAGACAGAAAAATGCAAGAGCATATTCTGCACACGGTTATTCTTTGGACAGAAGTGGCGACTTGATGGTGATTGGTGCACCATCAGAAGAAGAAATTCGACACGATGAAGAGACAACCCAACACATACAAAATAACGATGATCCGCTTTATGTTATTGGTACTGCTAATGAAACAGAATTTAAGACAACAGATCAAGCAGGTAATTACGTAGATACTGGTAGTGTAAAAGTATATGATGTATTGAAGATCGAATCTGGTTTAGGTGGAGGTAATCAATATTTCAATGTAGTATCAATATATGATCCCACTTGTTCAGAAACAAATCTTGATGGATCAGTAATTAATGATTCTGAAACTTGTAGTAATGTCGGTGGTGACTGGATCTATTCATTTGAAGTTGATAAATCAATTGATGAAACTACTGGAGCTCCTGTTACAGTTAATAAAGTATTGAATATTGAATCTACTGATGGATATATCAATGCTGGTGCAGTATACTTATATAGATTTAATGGGTCTGAGTGGATTGAAGATGATACAAACAAGACCTATGATTATGCTACTGATACTTGGGTCGATAATGAAAATACTGGTAGACTGCAACTTCCTATAGATTTTGATTATTATCACGAATGGAATAATACTATTGTATCTAAAACATATAATAAGTATGATAATGAACATTTTGGATTTGGAGTATCATTATTAGATAAAACTGAGTCTGATGGATCAATGAGTTGGTTGGCTATAGGCGCGCCAGGAAACATTTATCAAGATGTGATGGATAATTCATCTGTAGGACACGTTTATATCTATTCTAAAAGAGAAGAAGATGCTGGTTGGAGACTACAACAAGTATTAGATCCTGATTATATTATTGGTGAACAACAATATGGATTTGGTTATTCGCTCAAATTAGCATATGATGGTACAGCAGGAACTACTGGTGGCAAGATTAGATTAGCTATTGGTGCGCCATATTCAAACGCTGTTGGATATGAAGAAGCTACAATGAAAGAGCAAGCTGGATCTGTACATCTATATTATCTTGATACAACAACACAACATCACGAATATACGATTCCTGCAGGAACTTCATCATTCACAACTGATTTTGATATTGATTCAACATCAATATTAACAATTCATATGGATGATGTATTAGTTAATCCATCTGATATTACATATGATTATGCTAATGATACAATAACATTAGCAAATGCATCAGGTGGTGAACAAGTTATAGTTCAAGATGGAAAATTTTATTATGATACAGCAGTTGCTGGTAATGCTCCAATAAATCCAGCTAGATCAATTGAAAAAGCTATGTTTGGTGCATCAGTTGATATTAGAGAAAACATATTATTAGTTGGTGAGCCGAAAGGTATTGGTGATAATGATTATCAAACATACTTTACATCATTAACAAATTGGGAAAATGATCCAACAACTTATAAGAAGCCAGAAGATTTTGGTATCGGATCTGTACACATTTATTGGAAAGAAGATGATGTTCACGAATGGACAAATATTAATCGTCTAGGTCCAGCTAATATCACAAATAATGATACAATACTAAATTCTAAATTTGGTGTGTCAGTGATGATGACAGAAAATTATATGATGATTGGATCACCAAATCAAGAAACGCCTGCAAGTGTTAATGGAGGTGTAGTATATGCATATGATAATTATAAAGTTGAGAATGGAGTATTCAAATATTCGATTGTAACTAAATTATATGCAGAATGGGATAAGAAAACTCCTGGATTTGGTTCAGCATTATATATATTCGAATCTCCTGTAGATGATGATGGAAATAAATTTGATGTTGATAAATTAGCTGTAGCTGCACCAACCGAATCTAATAAGGGAAGTGTATATGTATTTAATAGAGTTAGAAATACTTGGAAACGTGTATATATAGTAGATAATCCAAATCCAGATCATAATCATTTTGCTGGTGCAACAAATCTTGATAATTTAGAGAAAATTTGTACTGGTAAAACAATTCATATTGAAGATGATTATCTATTTGCTGGACACCCAAAATATTCTAAAAATACAGGAATAGTATATCCATTCAAGAATATTGGATCTAAGCAATTAGTTCTCAATAAAGAGAATTGGAGAATTTCACAAGATCTTATACAAAAAGAAGATTCTGTATCATTTGAAGAATTTGGTAGCTATGTTAATATTTTGCAAGCCAATGATGTTAATAATTTTGAAGATGATATAGCATTTGTTGGAGAAGCTGGAACAAAATTAGGTCATATTGATAGAATTTCTACTGTACATATATTAAAGAAAAGTGGTGCATTATGGAAACTTCATTCAAAAATATTCCCTAGTCATTATGTTACAAATCCTAAGAAAACACAATTTGGGTCAGCTATTTCTTCATACGATGATGTAGTTGTTATCGGTGCTCCAAACGAAGATGGTTCATTAGAAAAATCTGGTAAAGCATACATTTATCAGACAAGTGATAAGGGAGAAACGTGGGAACTTCAGCGCACATTACAATCTCCAAATATTAATGCTAAAATTGAAGGACAATTTGGCTATTCAGTTATAATATCTAATGATTATATATTCATTGGCGCTCCAAACGAAGATGTTGAGATTGAAGGATCAGTAAAAAATAGTGGTGTAGTATATCTATTCAAGAAAGTTGGAAATAGTTGGGCGGATGGATATTTAATGGAGCGTATATGGGTACCGGTTTTGGATCATATTTCAGATCTAAAATTTGGATATACTATCTCATTCAATCAAACAACAAAAGAACTTGCTATTGGAGCTCCAAATGCAAATGTTAGAAGTGAAGTTATTGGTGGAACTGGAACATTTGAATTGACAAGTGGAGTTGGTAAAGTCTTTATTTATAGAGAGAATAGTAATGGATACTGGTCTCAAAAATCTTCCCCTAGTGACACTGACGTAAACTCATATGAATATGATATCACAACTGAATCTCCAATACAAGGAGCAAAGTTTGGTTCTTCTATTTGTATGTGTGGGTCGGGTGATACTATTGCTATTGGATCGCCTAATGAAACATATGGTACATATGATAATTGTGGTGTTGTTCATACATTAATAAAGAATGCTAATGGTAAGTGGCAACGTTCAGAGACAACTGATACTAAGATCGATATCATCAATACAAATATATTAACGCTTGATCCATCAGATTTAGATTATGAAAATGATAAGAAACAGGCTGATATCTTTCTGAAAGATCCTGGTGAAAATGATGATATCTATTTCAATATTTACTCTGGTAAAATATTAGGTATCAAAGAAGTAACAACAATACAAACTAATGAATCATTCGATCAATTAACTTGTCATCATTACGCTGGAACGTGGTCTGGTGCTGCAACTGGTTGTCAGTTCACTGGATCATATTGTTCTGATTATGATTATGATGGTTCTTGTTCTACTGGTACATATTGTGATGATTGGGAAACGAATGGTATTTGTTCTGATGGAGAAAGTACTGATAGATCAACTTGTGAATCATTTCCTAATTATGGTGTATGGCAAGCTAATCATTATGATAAAATTACTTGTGAATATGATGGTAGAAATTGGATTGAGACTCATACTACTGCAACAAATTGTGTTGCTAATGGTGGTGAATGGTATGCGACTCATACATCAAGATCAAGTTGTGAACAAATTTCTGGTAATACTTGGACACAAGGTAGTTGTGAAACTCCAACATGGGCACTAAGTGGTACAAATGATATTGGTGGTAAATGTTATGTTGACAACGGTGGTGATGTAGATACTTGGACAACTGACGATACATTAACTACAGCATTGAGTTGTGATAATGCTGGTCACACTTGGATTTTCAACATTAAGCAATCACATTGGGATGGTAGTCAAAATGAATGTGAGATTGAACAAGATGTTACTGAAATGTTCTCTATTAGATCATCAAGTGAATCTGAAAAAGATGTTTCTTGGTTAGGTACAGAAACACAATCACAAGAATTATTAGGACTCGGTGCTAATATTGAATACTACTTTGCACATGAAAGTGGTCAAGTAAACTATCGTGTAATAACATCAAATGAAAAAACCACAGCTGATGAGTTTGGAGCATCTGTTAAAATATCAGATAAGTATTTGATTGTAGGATCTCCTGGTTATAATGGTTCTACATCTTCATACGGTGATACTAGAAGAAATTGGAGAAGGCGTTCAACTAAGAAATATAAGTATCAATCAACAGTTGTTGAGAATGCTGGTGCAGTGTATATATTTGATTTAGCTAAGATAGTTCCAACACAATTAGAAAAAATTGAAGCTGAATTCTATGATAGAAATGAGAGATTTGGTGAGAATCTTTCTGCTTATGGGGATTCTATATTAGCAACTTCTAAGGGTTATAAAGTAAGAAGAGGTCGTCTAACTGGTATAGAAAATAATAAATATGAAGAGGATTCTGGTATAATTAAAGAAAGAGGATTCTGGTATACAACAGATGGATTCTTGGACTCTAAGAAAGTAATGCAGGATAATTTCATCTATCAAGAATTCTCATATATGATCGATTCAGATCAACAGATTTCAGAATATAGATCAATTGTTAAAGATAATGTTCATCCAGTTGGGATGCAATTGATTGGTAGATATAATCTTGGTTCTACAATTAATGTTGGTGCATTATTTGATGTATCTTTAGATTATGAATTAAATATGACTCCATCAGCTTCTGGTGGTTATATTAATCCACAAACATTCCATAGTTTATGTAGAGATTGGACTGTAGTATTTGATGTTGTATTGGGTAGATTTACAATGCAACAATTACCACCTGGTGTTCCTAAAGTAAATATTAAAATATCAGAATTGATGCACGAAAAGATTGCTTCTTGTAGTGGTGATGATGTATCTCTAAATCTTCCAGAAGTTGTTGCTCCAACTTGGACACCACAAACAACATATAATATTGATGATGTTGTAAAAGCAACTTCGCATCAATTGAATCACGTATTCGCAATTAATAGAAAAGAAAATAAGATTACTTTGATTGATCATCAACCAGAAATTATTGATGCTAGAGTAACTTTACAGACTACTACTATTGATCCAGACTATATGGAATATGTTCATTATTCACCAGAGAACTTTGTCTGGAGTGGAAATAGTGATTCTTGTATAGATAATACTGGAACAGATGTTTGGAATAATCCAGACTATCAAGATAAGGGATTATGTGAAGCTGCGGGATATACTTGGGCATATGGAGAAGATAGTATTGCAATGTATGGTGACATTCAAAGTGATTCATATATTAAAGTATATGTAGATGGTATATTACAAAGTCCTGTTAGTTGCTATAACTCAAATAATGTTGACATTACTAATACTCAAGTCAATGGAATTGATCAAAATTATAGAGCTGGATGTGAAGGTCAAGGTAACACTTGGAGAGGATATGTAATTGATGAGCAAGGAAATAATATAGACTTCATTGGTATTAATGATGGAGCAGAAGTTTCTATTGAGCATTATAAACTAGTTACTGGTATGCCGATTTCAGGCTGGAGCTTGCCTACATTCAATAAATATTCTTCTACTAATGGAGAAGTTCAATTAGACTTTGATCTTACAAATGATTCAAATATAGAAGTATATGCTGATGGTGTATATCAATCTCCAGAGAAATGTGTATATGATTATGATAATAATAAAATTACTATTAATTCATTAGAAGATTATACAAGTGTAATAGTAATTGATTTGACAGATTTTGTAATTCTTAAACCTACTATTGATTACTTTGACTTTGATGGATCTTCATCATTAGTACCATCAGTTAATTTATTCAATCAAACAATCATTAGTATTTGGATTGATGGTATATTCCAGAGTTCATCTAAAACATCTCTCTGGAGACCAAATACAACTTATCAAGTAGATGATGTTGTTGGAGCTCCAGACGATCCAACATCAGCATTTGTTGTAGAGAAAATTTATGATAGTGGACTATCTGCACAATTAGATTCTCATATGCCAGATTTTGATCAAGTTGAAATGGGTGGATTCATTCAAGATGGACCTGTAACACCAGTGTTTGATGAGATTGGATCTGCGATTATTAGATACGATAGAGCCATCAAGATTATTTGGAAAAGAGTTCCAATCGTATATAATAAGTACTTCAGATGTATTGCAACTAATATGATTGGAGATTGTAGCGATACAACAATATTTGATAAGAGTGATTGTATTGATGCAGGAGAAACTTGGACAGAACCAACTTCTCACGAAGGTAATTCTGGTACATTTGAGCCGATCTGGAAACTGGGTAGAAATGCACAAACTTGGGATAATGAAGTTACTTGGACTTGTTTATCTCCCACAAATGCATATGATGAAAACATTAGACCCGATGAGATTGTTCAAATTAAGACTGAAACTAACTCATTCTTCCCGTCAGATTATCCATTTATTAAGGGACTTGTTCCTATTAAGACTGAAGATACTACATATACTATAGAACTTGGAGAGTGTTTAGTAGATTTGGGTGGATCAGAAATCAATAAATCTAATTGCTTGGCAGCATCAGGTTCAATTGGTAGCTGGAATTACACAACTGAACAATGTGATTATATATTACCTATTGGTGTAGATAGTTGGTCAGAAAGTGTATGTAACACATATAATGGAATATGGAATAAATATGCTATTAAAGATACTACTATAAATATATCAGAAGTCGCTTCCATTGATGGTATTACTCGATACTCTCTTTTCGATACGAAAGGTAGGTTATGGAATTCATCAATCGAATATGCAATTGATGATGTTGTTAAGTATTGGGATGGTGCAAATTTAGAGTGGGCATATTATAAAGCAAGACAGATAAATAATAAGACAATATCACCTATCTATAATGATTTAAATGTTAGTCTTTCAGAAGGACAGGTGTATTGGACTTATTTAGGAAATGATGAAACTATCACTACAGGATTTGTATTCTTTATGAATGCAACTACTTGTGAACCGATAGAAGGATTCTATAATTTATTAACCGATCCATTTGGTAGACTTACGATTAAAAAGTGGAATCCAGTAGGAACAATTGATTATAATACTGGAATAATCAATATAAATAATTTAAGACTAAGTGATTATATTTCTGCTAATACAAGTTTTATAATCAAAGCTATTAAAGAAGATTAAAATGAGGAATAACATATGCCTGGTGTAGTAACGGCGGAATTTAGAACAATTCATACGATCAACTTTGTTGATTCTATTGATTATACTCAAGACGAAAACACAACTGAATCAGATATTCGACACGTTTATCTAGGGATTGGACGACAGGATGCTTGGCCGAATGATGCTAATAATCGTCCAGAATATGATAGAGCATTTAAGGTGCCCGAACCATCTTCTGATGATCCAACACACATCTATGATTTTTGGGATAATATTATCTCTGCAATTCGTATTTATCGTGATGAGATCTCTCCTGTACTAATTCGTAAAGATTATCAATCTAACTTTATGTATAACATTGGCGATGTTGTTGTATCAATTCATAATAATGAATATTATGTTTATGAGTGTAAAGAAGTTGGTTATGTTGCAGGTACAACTGAACAATCAGATTCTACATATAAGCCAGTAGGATATGAAGGTAATGTAGAAGATACAAATAATCCAGGAAACATTCTTCCTGGTCTATTTCACTATGATGATGGGTATTCTTGGCAGTTCTTGTATGACATGAATGAATTCATTCGTGAAAAGTTTATGACAAGTTTATATCTTCCAGTACCTTTTGGATCTGGAACAACAATTCTTCAAAATACATATGGTAAAGAAAATGCAATTTCTATCGCTAAATGTAGACACGTAATGATGAAAAAGAAATTGGATGATTCACTTATTCCTAATAAGCGTATTAGACAAATTGCACTAATGCTTGATCCAGAATTAAATGCTGAATATCAAAACGATACTGCATTAGCTAGAGACTTTATTCATTATGGTGAAACTGTAGCTGATGAATATATTCTGACTAATGCGCAGGGAGAATATATTATTCCAACACTAAAAGAAGATTCTGGTTCAATTTTCTATCTTGAGAATAGATTACCACTAAATCGTTCGGATGATCAAGTTGAAGAAATTCGACTTATCGTAGAATTTTAATAAAGGGAAAATACAATGGATTTAAATATTAAACCATACTATGATGATTTTGATGAGACAAAACGATTTACTCAGATTGTATTCAATCCTGGTCGTGCAGTTCAAGCTAGAGAATTAACACAGATTCAATCTATGTTCAAGAATCAATTACGTAGAGTGTCCAAAGCATTCTTCGTAAATGGTGATAAGATTGAAGGTGGCAAGATTGGTTCTGGCGAACGTCAATATTTCAAAGTAGCTGGAATTCCAACCAACGAATATGTAGGTTTAGTATTTACTAATGGTGCAAATAAAGCAAAATGTAAAGTAACTCATATTGGTAAAGAAGTCACATTTTATAATGAAGATGGTACAATCAAAGAGAAGAAAGACTATTCTAAATATGTATTCTTCGAATATATTGATACATCAATTGGTGAATTTGCTATCGGTGATAGTATTTGGACTGAATCGGATGTTATTATCAATACAAAGATTGTTAATGAAGAAGATGCTATCGGTAAAGGTACATTAGCATATATTGATGCTGGCGTATTCTATATGGATGGTTCATTTCATTATGTACAACCACAAGAGATAATTGCAGACCACGATCAAACAATTGATAAACTTAAATTAGGTTTAGTATTAGTAGAAGAGATTGTAAAAGCTGGTGATGAAATGTCATTAAATGATCCAGCATCAGGACACTATAACTTTAATGCTCCAGGTGCTGATCGAGTTAGAGCAAATCTATATCTAACAACTTCTAATGATGCACTAAAAGAATATCCATCATCAAAATTTGTCTCTATTTCTCAAACTAAAAAGGGTCAAATTATATCTCTTCCATCTCAACCAGAGAAGGATGCAAGTTTATTAGATAGAACACTTGCACGTAGAACATATGATGAATCTGGTAATTATGTTGTAAGAAGATTCCCAATTACAGCAACAATCGATAAAGATCCTGATATTTTAGAGACTAGTAATGATCCACTATATAACAAAGATCAAGTTCGTCTTAAAGTTGAACCTGGTACTGCATATGTGTTCGGATATAGAGTTAGTAGATCATCATCTGAATATGTATATACTCCATTGATTGATGAAAATGATGAAGATAATTATACATCTGTTGTGGGTAGAGATATTCAAGTTGAATATGGACCATTCTTTTTAACACAAGCTATTAAGACTGATGGAACACATTCTACAGGACTTGAATATGTTCAAGATACATTTAGTGGTGGATTTCCTCAGATTCAAAATGGTCACAAATATAATATAAAGAATTCAACTGGCGGCAAGATTGGTGTAGCAAAAGTTAGAAACTTTAGAAGAATTAGTACTTCTGCATCTGGAGTTTCTCAATATGAGATATATTTTGAGTATCCATTTGAGAGTGGTAATGAGACTGTTATTAATAACTCTGTAGCAGAACTTCAATATTTTGATGAAGCGACTGGAGCTGAAAGTGGTCCAAATATTAAGATTCAGAATGGTATTCAAGGAAACTACTCTGGTAATTTAGTATTCGATCTTCCAGAAGAGAATATTAAAGTTGTTTCTACAGCTACAAGATATGTTAATCGTGTGAAAGATAATGTAAATTATTCTTCTGGTAGTGGTGCTGTAGTTACAGTAAATGATACTAACACAGAATCTATTAGTGATAATCAATACATCATTGTTGTTGATGATAATAATGAAATTTGGGAAGTTGATCTTCAACCAGCCAATGTGAATCCTAACACACAGCTTTCGTTTACACTTCCTAATGAACCTACAGGTAATTTATCTGTATATTATCAAGTTAAACAATCAAACATTGGTGGTATTGAAAAGACGGAAATCTTTGATTTTACAGAAACTGTTAATGTTTCTTCAATGGAAGGTAATAGAATTCCATTATCTAAAGCTGATATCAATCACGTTAAGTCTATTATTTCTTCTAATGGAGAAGAGATGTCGCATAGATTCTCAATAGATAATGGTCAAAGAGATTTAGTATATGGATCTGGTGGACTCGTTTATCTTGGTTCTGATGTTAGTAGTGATTTAGGATCTTCAGTAACGGTGTCCTACACATACTTTACTCGTACAAATAATAGTGGTATATTAACTGTTGGATCATATTCAGATGAGTATAAGACAACTCCTGTCAGATATATATCAAAGAATTCAGGAAAAGAATTTGTTCTTCGAGATTGTGTTGATTTGAGACCTATTTCTAATGAATCTACAACTGATATTGTTGTTCCTCAATCTTCTCTATCTATTTCATATGAATATTATATGTCCAGAATAGATAAACTAGTTCTTACAACAAATAATACAATTACAACGCTAAATGGAATACCAGCACTAAATCCTAAGCCACCTGCTGATCAAGTGAATACATTGTCATTATATACAATGACTATTCCACCTTATCTAAGACACGGCTCTGATATTAAATTTAATGCTATTGATTATAAGCGTTATACAATGGCTGATATTGGAAGTCTAGAAGAAAGAATTAATAGACTTGAATACTATACATCATTATCATTACTAGAAAAATCTGCATTAGAAACTTCAATTAATGATGCTACGGGTACTATGGAAGCATTTAAGAATGGTATTCTAACAGATAATTTTACTAGTCATGCAATTGGTGATATCACTAATGGTGATTATTGGTGTTCTATTTCGGGTGGATTCTTAACATCCCCGGCAGAAGCAAATAATGTTCAGTTCGAACATTCTTGGTTAAAGACTAGTAATGCTGGATTAGAATATCCTTCAATTTATGATGGTCAAACTACAATTGATCTAGATGGTTATTCTATGGACACTGGTATAAACTTTCTTACGGGTGTAGTTGATAACAACAATACAATGTATGATAATGCAACATCATCTAGTGATGATGGTGGTATCAAAATAACAAGTAAAACATATACTTTAACTTATAAAGAAGTTCCAATTTTAGAACAAACATATTCAAGTGGTGTAATGAATATTAATCCATACAATGTGTTTAGATATGCTGGATTCTTAGAATTGACTCCATCAAGTGATTCGTGGGTAGAAACTAGAGATATTTCACCATTGACTGTTGAAATGGATCAGGGTGATACAACAGAAATGTGGAATGCTCTAAATGCCCCTCTTGCATTGACTATGGATGTACAAAATACTAGTGATAGAATTGTTGGTACTTCTTGGGATTCGTGGGGTAATTGGCAGGGTGGAAATTGGAATGGTGCTACACAAACATCAACTAGATCTGGTGTACAAACTCTAGAGACAACTGAAGAGGGTATCATTAATCAGATATCATCAAGCAATGTTAAAGAAAATATTGGTAACTATGTTGTTGATGTTTCAGTTGTTAATAAGATGAGATCAATGGATATTGAATTTGAGGGAACTGGATTCAAACCAAATGAAATTGTTGATATCTATTTTGATGGTATCAATATGATCAATTATACATCTCATTCAATTCCTACATTAAATGAACGTAAAGTGGAAGAATTAGATGATACTAATATTGCGAATCATCCGATTGTTGGAGCGCCATATATCAAAGTAAAGATTGCAAATTATAAAACTTGGTCTTGGCAAGAAACGTTTGATTATGTATCGGAGAGATTAACTAATTCTTGGATTTCTACATATATCACTGATGATGATAGTAATGATACTTCAATAGAGGATCATAGTGGTGGGTCGATTTTCAAAACATTCCCATATGATGCGAGAAGAGATAATTTCCACGGATTTGCAAACTTAAAGCAAATGAAGTGGAATGTTGCTGGTCTTGGTACAATATACAATGATGTTTGGTCAGGTACATATGCATATATTATGGGTATGGTAGCTGATAGTGCAAATAGTGAAGCTATCATATATTTAAGTCAGATTGTTGGTCCTGAAGGATTTAATAAATCATACTTGAAGAATATTTGGAGTAGTGAATGGGAAAGTAAAACCTTTGGTTCACAGTCAAATGATCTAAAATTAAGAATTAGAACTCCTTGGGAGTTATCGGAAATGATAACATCACCTAGACAGGGTGTTGATCAAATAGTACCGTCAAATAAGATTATTAGTCAACAAGCAATTGATGTTGTTGATTGGGATGGTATTAATATGATGATGAATGATACTACTACTGGTAAATATTCTCTTGGTGAATATCCTATTGATAATGATACATCTAAAAAATATCATTTATCAACTGACTCATCAGGAAATGTTAAAGGTGTATTTCATATGCCAGGTGGTATATTCTCTGTCGGTACAAAGACTCTTAGAATTCAATCTCCATCTGATACTACTGCTGGTGAAGCAAACTATACAGCGTTCGGTACTATGCAAACCAAGAGAGATACAATTCTTTCTTATGATGTACCAATGGTTGAACAAGAGTGGATTTCTAGAGAAAGAACTACACAACAAATTGTAACAGATTCAAGATCTAGAACCATTCGTTGGTCAGATCCTCTAGCACAATCTTTCTTGACAGACTTTGTTGAAGATGTTAGAGATAATAATGGTGATATTAAGCACAGGGCACTCGAAGAGGGTTTATATCTATCTTCCATTGAATGCTGGTTCTCAAGAAAACCATCAACAAGTAGTCCTAATAAAAATACTAATGTGACATTAGAATTAAGAACTATGCAAAATGGTATTCCTACTAATATGGTAATACCAGGTTCTGTTGTTAATTTGCATCCAGATAAAGTAACATCTTCTGGTGATGCTGGAGTAGTACCATCAAGTACTAAATTCTCATTTACTTCCCCAATATATCTAGACTTTGCTCAAGAATATTGTTTTGTATTATTATCAGACTGTGATGAATATGAAGTATTCACATCAACAATTGGTCAGTCTGATGTTACTACTGGAAATATTATCACTAAACAACCATATATTGGTGTGATGTTTAAGTCTCAGAATGGTTCTACTTGGAATCCAATGCAAGAATCTGATGTGATGTTTAAGATGAATAGATGTAAATTTGATAATGATAAACTTGCACAAGTAATTCTAACACCTAAAGTTGGTATAGGGGCAGGATTTGATGATTATAAATTATTTGAAGGAATTGATGCAACAACATATCTATTAAACACAACTCAAGCCGAGCCAGAAAATACTGCAATTGGTTGGGAGTGGAGTACAGATGGATTTAATTGGACGACATTAAAAGCTGGTGTTAAAGACAATTTCAATGGAAGAATGTCATTCATTGATTCAGAAGCTAGTAATACTGATTCAACTGAAATTGAAAGAATGAAAGCTAAACCAATCTTCTTGAGAGGTACGCTGGCATCTAAATATGATAACATAACTCCATTCATTGCAAGAGAAAGAACAAATCTTATATTAGAAAATAATCTTACTCATTACTATGAGAAGTTAAGTGGTACTCAATATCTTGGTAATCAAGCAAAAGTATTTGCTGGGGACGGAAGAGAATTGATTGCTGGTGATCGTATTCCTGGTATATACATTACTAAACCAGTTACACTTAATAAACCTGCAAATTCACTACGTATATACGCATCCGTAATGGAAGGTATTAGTGGTGGAGATGTAAGATTCTATTATAACACAGATGGTGCTCCACAACAATATATTGAAATTGATTGTCGTTCTGATATTGCACAAACATATCTGGCATTAGAATCATATAGAAATATTATTGTTATTACTACTAGTGATAACGCTGAACCAACATACTCAGCATATGAAGCAGAAACACAAACTTGGGATTCTTATGCTATTATTGAATCTTATGAAATCACTGAGTATAAAGATTCAGATCCTACTAGTCTGGATCATCACGGTATTAAGGGTAGATTATATCTATCTGAAATTAATGATGCGGCAGAGGATGATAAAGGATTTATATTGACACATAATAATGATGGATCTACTCCTAAAAAGATTTGGATTCATCCAATGTATGTTAATGGTGAAGGTATTCGTCACGTAGAGTTTGATTCACAGGGTCAAGGTGCAGATATTACAGCACCACTAGCAAGAGTTATCTCTAATGAAACTCAATTAGAATGGAAACCAATGATGCTACAAACTGATCTCGGTAAAGAACTAACTGCTGAAGATATACATACTGGATCTAGTAATGGTGGCTCTGGTAATCCTGAAGTGGGAGATCTTATTATGAGAGATTCTTCACTAACAGCATCTTCTGTAGTACTTCACCCTGGAGAACAATTTAGTGAATGGGAACTAGTTCCAAGTGTACCATCATATTTAAGAGATTTACAGACAGATGATCTTCATAGAAAGGCAGCATTTACTCATAATTCATTCTCAACATTTAGAGTGAAAATTGAAATTGTTGCTGAAGATCCTCTAGATGTTCCT